AACAGATTAGTTTCTTGATGACATAATTTAACAGCTTGATCTATAAATTGCTTTAGTTCTTCAAATAGAGGATTGTCTAAAATATTTTCTCGACCATAAGAAGTATACCCATTCGCAGTATATTTTATTGGTTGCTGATCCGACTTTTCTTTTGCAAGTAATTCTGGAACTACTGCTTTTCTAAGTTCTTCAGCGTTGCCAAATTGAGCCCTAAACACTTGTATTGGAAAGATTGATTGCTTTTCTAGCATTAATACTCTCCTACATTTTCCCAAGGATAAACAAGCCAAACATCTTCTTCTGCTTTGTTAATTTCGTGACATGTATAACTAACTGGAACTTCGGCATTACTTGCACCATTATCTGTTAGTGTAGCAAAGCGAACGTTGCCGCCCCATACTGCATTCCATCGATCATGCTCCATTGGCATACAGCCCGATGGCCAGTCTTCTTTAATCCAATTGAAAGTAGCACCAGTATCGTTGATATCATCTACAATAAGGATGTTCTTACTCAATGGAGGGAAGCCTTCCTCTCCTTTAGGTTCGTAACCAAATGCATCTTCTGCCATCCATAAGTTGCTTTCGCTTTCACTGTCATCGTCACGTAGACTTACTTTAAGTGCTTCGCAACGTATACCAGTCATGTTACTAATAATAGTAGCAGGCACATTGCCGCCTCGTGTAAGTCCTACAATGTAATCAGGACGCCAGTTGTCTGTATACATTTGATTAACAATGCTTACACACATACGTTCAATGTCAGACCAGCTATAATAATGTTTCTTAATATCACCCATGATTTAAATAATCCTCGTTGTGTATCCATTTACCATCTTTAACAAAACCCCATTCTTGAGCTTTCTTGCCCATATAAAAAATGCTCCAGCATGGAATTTCGTTTCCGTCTGCGTCTTTAGCAAGTTCTAACCAATGCAAATCTTTTGCTGTTCTAAAACGTATACTACCAGGCCCACGCCAAAACTTACCTTCTGAAGTGTGTTCCCAATAGCCACCTTTAATAATTAATGCTCCCCAACTCCACGGATGATCGTGTAGTGTAGGTTCGTCACTTACTAGTACTTTGTGCATAGTAATATTAAACGGAAAGTTTTTTCTGTCTTTTAAAAATAGATAGTATCTAATTAGATACGGAATTGTGTTATCTCTATCGTAGATAATACGCTCTCGTCCAATTAGTTTTAGAAACTTAAGAAACATCTGTTAGCCAATCCGTTTTAATATTTTTATATAACTCAACAACTCTGCAATTATATTCATCTTCGTTAACAGCAAGATCGTTCAGTTTTCTTTTCCACATTCCTTGAACACCTTCATCCAATTGAGGATTAGTGTCGAGTAATGTTTGAATAGATTTTGATCTACGCAATTGTACTTGTTCGTTCCACGGTCCCATGATTTAGATCCTTCCTGCTTAGTTTTAAACGGTTAATAGTCATTCCGTGCCTCTCAGTCATATCAACTAACGGTATTCCTCGAAGATTGTACATAAACGCTTCAGCCGGTGTAAGTATCATACAGTCGTTAGCTGATGTTGGCGGAACAACGGAATAGACTCTTTTTTTGTGTAAATCTAATTTGTCTTGCATAATGGCTTACTGGACGACCTATCGTTCCAGTCATCTTTATTTTGTGAATACTCACGAGTGTGAATTTGACGTACTAGTAACCCGTTTATAATTTTATGGATTACTACTTCTTTCATTAGGACCCCGTCATCTAAATTCTCTTCAAGTGCTTTTGCAAATGGTCCGTCTTTAACTTCAATTAGCATTAAACTATCTCCTCTAATATGCCAAGTGCCTCTGCAATTACAAAGCCTACTCCGGCGATTATAAATGGCGTACCCCAATATTCTAAGTAGTAGCCTCCGTATATCATTGACACTCCTGCCACAATGCGTACTGCACTTTTAACAAGGCTTACGTAAAAGTGTCCCATGCTTGGGTCTTTTGTTGCTGGCATAATTATTCTTTCTGGTATTGGCATACTATCTCCTATTTTCCACAAGCAAATTCTTGCTGTAGTTTAATGTTATCAAAAAATTCCTTCTTAGTGCCAGCGTCATCTTTAAACGCACCTTTTAAAACAGTTGTCTGTGTAAGACTGCTATTTGCCATAATGCCTCTGTTCTCACAACACCCGTGTGTTGCTTGGATGTAAACACCTACGTTAGTAGATCCAGTTGAACTCATAATCTCTCTAGCAATATCATTACATAGTTCTTCTTGTAATGTGCCACGTCTAGCACACCATTGTGCAATACGTGTATATTTGCTAAGTCCAATTAAAGTTTCTCCAGCAATAATTCCAATATATGCAACACCAGTTACGGGTTGATGATGATGTGAGCAAACACTTTTAAGCTCACTGCGTACAACTAGCATACCTTCGTATCCGTTATCTATGTGATTAGGAAATGCAGTTGCATTAGGCATAGGATCATATCGACCTGCCATTAATTCATTTACATACATTTTTGCTAGGCGTTTACCAGTATCCATACTGTTAGGATCTGTATAACGATCAATTACAAGACCGTCTAATACTGCTTCGAACTTAGGTGTAAGTTCTTCAATTAATAATTGTTTGTCGCCCTCTTGCAGGACTTCACTAATGTTGTCGCCGGCCCAAAATCTAACGCCTGCGTCTTGTAGTTTTGTTTTAATTTTTTCGCTTATACTCAATTTTATTCTCCGATGTTTAGGCAGTGGATTGCCAACTTTTATATTATTTTAACACATTTAATAGATCTGAGCAACTAAAATATTGCTCATTTAGTACTTGTACCTGTTTATTTAGGCGAGGTAAGTACTTTTTATAATTTTCCATGTAATCTATAATTTGTGCAACCACTTGTTCTTTGTGTTCTTTGTATGCAGCAAATGACGTTGTCCAATCACTAGGATATTTAAACTCGTCTAATGCCATTTCAGTATAGCTTAAACGGTCCGGAACCATAGGAATAGTGTCTACAAGCGCACCCTCATACCAACTAATGCCAAGTGTTTCTTGCAAATTAGCACTGAATACTAGTTTAGCTTCACCTAATAAGTTGTGGTATTCGTTCTTCGATAGTTGTTTTTCTTGACAAACAACAAATTCATATTGCGGAAGTGCTTCTCTAAGATCTTCAAATATGTCAACTTGCTTCTCAGGAGCAACACGATGCGGAAACAAAATAAGATCTCGTTTCGGCATACCTTTGTACATTGTTAATGTATTTGCCATATACTCAAATGGCCAGCCAGTTCTAATTGCTTTGTCCATGTCAACACTGTAGTTGTCATTAAACGCTTCTAAAAACATGTCAATGTGAAAGTTACTTGCAAAAAAGTTATGATTATAACATTCATACATTGACATTTCAGCATGTCTTACCCACGGTTTGTCTCCGATCAGTCTGCCTAAAAAATCAGCAGGGTCATAACTACCAGCATGCCATAAGCCACCAATTCGAATGTCCACGCCCAACAGTTCAGCCATGTAGCGCAACTGAATAACAGTTGGGTTCCACGCATCCGTATATAGGAAATAATCTCCATCTTTTACTTCTCCTTTACAAAATGCTTCAGCAATAATTTCTAACTGCTTACTTTTGTAAACATTAGTTCCACCGAAGTTGAGGAACGCCCCAGGAGTTGTTGCCTGAGGCGTATCCCCACCGTTGACTACGGTTACTGTATGGCCATGTCCTCGCAACAGATTTGGAAACTGCGTTTTCCACTGCTTAGTGTAACGTGTTTCTACTGCTTCTAAGTCAACTAGCCATATGTTCATTTAGTTTCTCCGTTTATTAAATTTCTTTTGGAATGACTTCTTATAGCCATGGCGGTTTTCAAACGCTCTAAAAGCTCTACTTTCTCGCTTATAAAGATCACGTTCATCAAATTTAAAACCGTTGAATCGACAAAATTCTTTGTACGCTTCGAGATCCGTAAAGATCTTAACCACGTCTGGCCGATCTGCAAAATAACCCATTGTAGGTCTCCTTTAATACTTTGCATATTCAATATGGGCACCGTTTTCTCCGTCTTCGGAGACATCGATGTGGACTTCACGTCCGGGGTGTTTTGTTGTGATTTGTTTATACAAATCATCTGACATCATTTCACAAGATTTATAATCTACATTAAGTTCACCTTCATACAGTTTCTCAAGCCAACGCTTGAATTGAATAAACTCAATATCTCTGTCGTTATGTGTTACAGTGATACCTACTCTAAAATGAAAGATGTGTCTGTGGGGATAACCCAAAAAACTAACATCGTATTCATCACCTGTTGCAAGACTAGGATCATCTAGTGCCGCAGGATACTTATGGATACCTTCTTTAGTGAAAGTAACCCAAATCATTCGCTTTGCATTTTGCATAGCATTTTCTTTATCGTTTGCCATATTTTCTTCTTTCATACGTCTTAACATATAGTTGTAATAAGATTCACGTTGTTGCATTTAGTATAACACCTTTCTTGATTGAAGTCAATCAATAAGTTTGTCTTTGTCATATTCACTCCAATGAGTAAATTTAGTATGATCCATAAGGTCGCGAACCCTATGACACCAAACACCTGGATTAGATGCCTTAAAGCCTTTGTCATCAATTTTTAGCATAGCGTTGTAACCAAGTTGATCAACATACGGCAATGGTACACGGATCTGCGGAATAAAGTAGATATTTTCTACTAATCCACTGTCCATAAAGTCTTCTACAGCAGCAATTGGAATATCTAAGCTACAAAAAATTTCGTCATTAACGAACACTTCGATCATGTCTTCCCACTCTTCCCAGTCTGCAGCTACCCACGACTTTTGTGGATCAAAGCTATGATTAGCACCAAAAAAGATATGTTCACAGCCATATGTGCTAAACATGTCACGAATGTCAGATACATCATGAATACCGGTAACGAACAATGTTTTCTTTCCAAATGCAGGAGTTTTTTCAACTTCTACACCTACAAAAAATTTTGCTGTACTTGATACGTGACCATCTTCGTATGTACGTTCCATATTATTCTCCTGTTAACTCAGTTTCTAATTTAGCTAGTTCGTCATCTTCTCTGTCATCAGTCCACGGAACAATTTCGTCACCTGCATCGTCAACTTCAACAAACAGCGAGTTAGCAATGTTTGTAACACCACCACGTAGTCTAGAACCTTCACAGTTCTTAAGGAACGCATCAGCTTCTTTAATCATTGCAAATGCTGCTTCTTTTGTAGGCTGTTCAAATAGTTCTTCAACAAAACGATCGAAGTAAAGAATATTACGTGGTACCCAAGCTGAGTACTCATCACTCTTATCTGCTTCTTTAACTTTTCTCCAATGTCTCCAGTCTGGACGTTGCTTTGCAAGTTCGATATCTGTTAAGTTGTTAGCACGTTGTACAGCAACAATATGTTGATACACGTTGTGTGACATCATTAGTGCATAACCAAAGCTATCCCAACTTGTTTTACCTTCTTTACCAATCTTGTTAAGCATACCTGGTGCATAATGACAAATGTCTGCAACACTTAAACGCCTACCAATTTCACTTTCAAACGGAAACGGAATGTCATGTCTGCCAGCAAGTGCTTTATTATCCATTGCTTTGTCCATAATAACTGACCAACGCTTTGAAGTGTGTTGACTGTTAGTGTAAACAAGACCATGTGCAGTTGCAATAAACGGTGATGCACAATCAAAACTTACTGTAAAGTTAGGATTAATATGTTTACGTACTTGTCTTTGAATACTAGTTAAGTAACATGACCAATCAAGTTGTGCAGTACCTAAGAAGTGCATCCAGTCTTTACCTTCTAGCATACCGTCAAATTTCATTGTCATAAGTCTGCGTAGTGTAATAGGCATCTTGCACATATTAGCACCACCCATTGCCCAGCCTTCACAAGCCTTGTCACCCCAAATAGCAGGATCACTAAACTCTTTAACACCTTCGTACCACTTTTCAGCAGTGTCCCAGTCTGAGCCTTGTAGTACATTTAAAAACTTAGTTACGCCTAGTCTACGCTCTAACCAATACTTGTTATTAAAACGTGTTTTATCTAAGCAGTCTTGAAAGTCTTTAAGTCCTGTTTTAGGAGCATGAATATGATCACATGCCCAAGTCGGAACATCAAGTAGCATTGACCAATCTGCTGTAAGCTCTAGCCAATTAAGAATGTCATCTCTAGTCTTGTTTGCAGCAGGACCATCAAAGTTTAACCAATCAAACTTAAGAACACCTTTACCAACCTGATATCCACCTGAGTCACCTAAAATCATTGTTTTACCACGATCTCTATCTTGTACCATAGCATCTTGTACCATAGTCTTTTCAAGATTCAATTGTGCGTGACCTGCTGAATACAAACCATACTTGTATGTAAAGTATCCTTGTTCTTCGTTTAAGAAGTTCATGCCTTCAATTCCGCGGTCAAAGCCCGCAGGAATTCTTTCTTTTGGAATAAATTCACCTAGTCGCTGTTTAGCAACGTAGGTACTATAGAAAGAACTAATAGCTGGCAAATACACAGCGTAGTCTTTCTGTAATGGTGATAAGTTGACTGGTTCTTTCATAATATTATTTAGGCCGCCTGTGCTGGAATGATATATTTGTATGTTGCTAAACCACTGTCTAATTCGATCTGGATAGCACCTTCGTTACTAAGACTCATCTTAGTGTTGTTTACATCTGCAATTTTAAGAATTGCTAAGATACTTGCAACAGGCCAAGTCCAACCACGATCCAATGTACCTATAGTGTCAGTAGCAAACACAAACTCGCCACCATGCGAACCTGCATCACCAAAGATAAACTTCAAATTGCCGTCCTCAGTTTTAGCTAAGAATGTTGGATGCTCACTATTAGCACCTGCTTGGAAGTTAAAACGTTGCACACCAGCAAGTGATGGAACAACTTCTACATCCCACTTAACACCGCGGAACTTAACAGTTTTCATCTTCTCATTAATAATTTCCATAAGCATAAACTTATAGTCGTTTTTAAAATCGCCTGTTGCGTTTTCAAATTTAATTCCTGTTGGAATAGTTTGGTCGTTACGCACACCAGTTGTTACACTAATCTTAGCGTCAGTTTTATATTCACTACCATCTAGCAAATACTTTAACTTTTGAAGCTGTGGCATACCAAACGTGCCAAGCATGTCTGGATAAGGATTGTGCGTCTTTGCTTCCATAATAACTGATCTATCATCAGCCATAGAAAACATTGTAGTTTCACTTTCTTCACCAGATACCTTGACAGTTGTCAAGAATCCCAAGTTCTGTGTGTGATCTACGATATCTTTTAGTATGTCTTTCATTTTTAGAGTTCTCCGTTTGTTATATACATTATATTTAGGTTTTTGTTAAAGAGCAAGAATTTTTTTATCCAAACTACTCAAAGTCAAACAAGCTATTAAAGTTATTATCACTTCTAGTAGATTTAATATCCCAATCCAATACTCCAATAAGGTTGCCAAGTTTTTCGTCAATGACTGCATTTTCCATAGCCTCGCCATCAAATGGCAGTTCTTTAAACCATTGCGGTATTCTTAGTTCGTCTACAGGATATGCAATACTTGTATAGCCCATAGGATTCTGTTTAACTTTACAAACAATAACTTTAGCACCGTCAGTGATAGTAATAGAATACTTGTCATCATTCATACGCTTTAGCGTGTTCCAGTTAATACTTGCTCGAACATGTCCGGGCATGTTAGCTTTACCTTGCTTCTTTTCTTTAGCTTGGTATTCAGTAACTTTGTTTGCACGTTTAGGTGATCCTTTCTCCCAACCAGGTCTTGCTTTAAATTCTGTTCTAAATTCAGTAATGTAATCTAGTACATTTTGTTGTTCGGCACCTGCAAGTACACGAGTTAACACTTCATTTAAAAATTCCTGAATAATAACAGGAGTATCCGAACGTTTAAGATCTAAGCCCATTGCTTTAATCTTTCCGTCTTTACCGTCTACATCTGTACGTTTGCCTTCAATATCGTAATACAATACAGCATAACGCTTTTTAGTAATAAACAGACCTTTGGTTGCAACAATTTCTCTAGCTGCCGCAATAACATCTGAACGACTCTTTGGACAATGGAATGCATCCATCATAAACTTAGGAAACGTTGTATTGCAGTTGTCGCCTATTGTGTCATACAAGTTCATAACACTTTCACGATCCCACGGAATATTACCTGCATCTATCTCATCTTTAAGTGTGCTATATGCACTAAAGTATGTAGAGTCAGTATCACCATATACAATTGACTTGCCAGTGTGATCATACTCGCCAGTGATAATTTCGTTAATCTTTGCAGCCATATGTTTAACAATAGCTCTGCCACTTAGTGTTGTTGATTGTCCAATACGGTTATCAAAGAATCTACAACCTGGATTAAGAATAGCACCATATAAACTGTTAAGCAAAATCTTTTTAACTAACTGCCTTTTAGCCCAGTATTCTTCTTCAATTGGATTATTTGCAGAAATAGCATCACGCATCTTGCCTTGCATTTCTTTACGTTCTTTATACCAACGTTTTAGTAGTCCAGGAATGATACCTTCTTTTTCGTGTGTAAAGATAGTACCGTTAGCACTAAGCATCCATGGCTGGTTACTTTCGTAAATTAGATCGTATACCTGAGCAGCACTAAGAGTGTCTTCACCGCCACCTTCTTCCCAATCAATAGTAAGTTGTCTACCAACTTCTTTAGCCATTACAGCTTCGTATTCTACAGAACCAAACTGACCTTCCCAAGCACTAGCAAAACTTTTACCTTTAGCCATCTCAGCCTCAATACGTGCTTTAGTACCATCTTGACGTAGTTGACCAACAATAGTTTCTGGACCCATGTTTAACGCACGAATCACACTAGGATATAGTGAGTTCAAGTCAACACTACCAATCCACTCGTGAATACCTTTTTTAGGATATGCTACATAAGCACCAGCTGCTGGCTCGCTGCCTGGCTCTCTGCGAATTCTGTTTGGAACAATAAAGCCACGTCTGTGTGCTTCGTTAATAATGCCTTGTTCTGTAACAGCAACAGCACCCATAGTTGTTTGAATAAGAACTGTGTTTTCGTGTGCAATAGTATTTGCAAGATCAATAAACTTCAGTTTCTTATCTAACTTGTCTAGTAGTGCAGTATCTTGAATGTTATATTCAATAAACGTTCTAAAATTGTTGTTGTATAGTGCATCAAGTGAACCATCATAAACAGTTTTGTTCTCACCGATCTCTAACTCACCAATAGCATCTAGTCGATATGTATGGCGTTCTTCATAATTATATTTTCTATATAGTTCTAATGAGTCTACATGCACTCGTCCAATTAAATCATAAGTTACAGATGTTTTACCAAACTTCTCATACTCACGCTTTTTAGGATATTGATTCCAAAGACACAACCGTTTTGTATCTTCTTTGCTTAATGTTTTAGTAATACGATTAACTGTGTACGGAATATCAAAGCCTTCGCTGTTCCATCCACTTAGTACATCAGCTTCTTGAATTACATCAAGAAATGCATCAAGCATTTCACTTTCTTTCTTAAACAGCATTACATTAGGAATGCCTTCGATAGCTTTCTCTGCTTCTTCCATGCTTAGTGTCTTAGGTGGAATTGCAAAACACACCATTGTTTCCATCCACTGCAAATACACAGAAACAGATGTAATTGGCATAAACGCATCTTCTGGTGAAGCGTATCCACGCTCGGGATCAAAGTCAACCTCAATATCAAAAAACGCAACGTTTAGTTTAGGAGCGTCTTGATTGAGATAGTTATCTTCAAGCATTCTGTAAATTGGATTAATATCGCTTTCAAACAGTTTTTTGTTGCTATGGATAGCAAGTTCTTTGCGAAGCTCTTTGATGTTTTTACAAGTTACCCTTGATAGCGGTTGTCCATATATACTCTGGAACTTACCTCTAGGGTCTGCGTAATAAAAAATATGTCTTGGGTTGTATTCTCGGTAATGTCTATTACCTTTTGCATCACGTTCAACAACGTTAATAACGTCCTGATCGCGATTATAGAAAGCGTCTACGTAACTCATTTATTCTCCTGTATGTCACTTCTGGCTGACAAATACCCATTAAGCAGTTTATGGCCTGCGATTACCTTCTTCACTTTTATTTACCCTGTGTATCATAACGTGTACAACAATCCGGCTAACCCTACTACAGTTAAGATTGCGTTAGTAACTATTAATGCTGGTTCTTTCCACATGATGCTGACACTGAGCCAAATAGCACTGCCAACTGTTAATATAGCAGGACCTGCAGGATAATAGCCTAAGGCATTAACTCCAGTTCCAAAAACTAAAATTACAGTAGCTAACCATTTTAAGTAGTGACTCATGCTTGTAAAAAAGCTATTATTGTGTTTAATCATACTTGTATTATAGCATAATTAACGCCGGGTGTCAAGTAGTTTTATATGATGTGTGTAGCAACAAGATAGCCGTATATGTTTACTATTCCAAAATAGCCTGTTAGTAGCATTACCCATGCCGCTCCCCTTCTATAAGCAGCGTAGCATTGTGTTGTGCTACCTACAAAAAAGAAAGGATATATGAGCGACATGTTAGGGTTTGTTGCGTTCATAGCAAGTGTGAGACTTGCAGCAACAGTAAATACAAAACTAACAAGTTCAAATGCAAAAGCAACTTTATCAGATTGATAGCTATCAATCCAGAATGATTTGATCTTGTTCAAGTGAATTATTCTTTATCGTCAGGGAGGTTTTTAGTAATACCTAAGATGGCTTCAATTTCTTCCCACTCTTCCAATTGGGTATTCCAGCTATCTTTATGTGCAATTCTAATTGCTTTATTAATAATACTCGGTTTAATTTCCAGTTCTTCTGCAACTGCTTTTACAGTGTCTTTTAAGCCTTCGTTCAAATCTTCTACTTCACGTAGTACATTGGAACCTTCTTTAATTAGACGTTCAAGTTTTGCCTTTTCTTCGGGCCCGTACATTTTTGACATAAGTTATCTCCTAGTTGAAGTTATATTATATAGTCATAAAAAAAGCCAGTCAACCTGCAACTGGCTTTTTTATGTAGAATTGGATAAATTCTTTTTACTTGTCTTCAGCTAGTACGTCAAACATTTTAAATGTTCCGCCGTTACGCTCGTAAATTAGTCCTGCAAAAATTTCTGCTTTGTTAGACTCTTCTACTTTAGAAGCAGCAACTCGTTGTGCCCATGTCCAAAGGACTGCGTCTACTGGATCAATTTGTTGTTGTCCGCCGCTCTCTTGTACAAGTTTAATCATTTCCTTGTAAGTTAGATTGGAAGGATCTTTAATTACTTCAACTGATTCAGCAACTGTCTTTTTAGCAGTTTTTATAGATTCATTCTTTTTACCAAAGAATTTTTTCTGCTTGTCTGACATTTCTTTTTTGCCTTTAGGTGCATCTTTCTTAGCATCTTTCTTCATTGGTGCTTTCTTAGCGTCCTTAGCAGCTTTCTTCATTGGCTCTTTCTTATCACCGTCTTTGTCAACATCTAAGAAGTCTGGCTTACCAGCTTCAGCTACCATGTCTTCAAACTTGCTACGGAACTTTGATTCATTGTTCATTGGATCATTGTCAGCTTGAGCTTCGCCTGTGCCATCACACTTTTTACAATCTTTAGCACCATGTTTACCTGTGCCATCACAATGACCACATTCCATATCACGGCCACCGCCTTCTTTAACTGCTGTATCTTTGGACTTTACATCTTCTTTTTTGGCTTTCTTCTTCTTAGCACCGTGGGACTCAGTAACTAAAATTTCCATATCAGAAGCTGGAACTTTCTTTTCAATACCATGTTTAAACTGCACATCGTACCATGCAACGTTACCGCTATCATCTGGAATAGCATGGCTTTCGTAAACTGGTTTACCTTTACCGTACACAGAATGTACTACTGTTGTTGCACAGTCGTGGTCTTTAGAATGACATAAGTCTCTAATCTCGTTATCAGTATAACCTTCAAACACAACTTTTTTATATGCGTTGCCTGATGATTCAACTAATTGCTGTAATGAACCGCTATGTGTGTTAGCGTTTTTACTTTCTTCCTTTGGAAGTTTATTTAATATATCTCTAAAGTCCATAATTTTATCCTTTGGTTTTGTCCCATTGCTCTTTTAATTTATTGCGAATACTTTCACAAGCATTAGCTTCGTACTCACGTGGTCCTTTTTCTCTAGTGCTGTTAGCCTGAAAGTCATAGGACATTTTTTCGTGAACGGAATTAATATGATCATTAGATATAGTAATATAACTGCTAACCCATCCGTCAAGTTCGTCACCTTCTTCAATCATCTTAAATAGATCCATAGCGTTCTTAGCAATGTTTACTAATTCCGATTTGGCCATTTTAGCTTCGTGATCTGGGTGTTTGTTTTCCATATTAATATTTATCTCTTTATCGCCGCACCGCCACCAAAAATGTTGCCCTTCATATCGAGCCCATTTTTAGCTGTTCCATTAGCAGCTTTTGGTTGCTTTACTTTAGGTTGAGGTGGAGCTTTTGTGCCTGATTTGCCGCCCCATGGGTCGCCTGTATAAGACTTTTTACCACGTGCTTTGCCTGGACTTAAATGAGGTGCTTCTACACTAGCAATGTTTCCTGCTGCTGTAGCGCCTGCTGTAGCACTTTCTTCTACGCCTTTATTCTTTTCATAGCAGTCACAATGTTTGCAGTCTGGTCCACAAGAACATTCTGTTACAGGCTTACCGCAACATGCTTCTGAGCACATTTCGACTTTAGCTTCGAGCTTAACTGCAAATAATTCACTTAATAACATACTACTATTTACCTTTCTTCTTGGCCTTACCAGCTTTCATATTGGCCATCCAATGAGCCATACGTTGTTTTTCACCGCTTGAACTTTTAGCAGTCTTTCTTAAACTACCAACACTAGCTTTAGTGTTTACTCCACTGCGCTTGGCTAGACCTTTACGCCCTGGCTTTTTACCATCAGCAAAGTTTTCAGTTGCTGGCTCTTGCATATGTTGTTTAATTTCTTTAGCTGTGCGCTCAAACTTATGATCTTTATGTTTGAATCCAATACCGCCAGCTGCTTCCCATGCATTAATGTTAACACCGTAATCATCAATTAATATATTAGGTGCACCATCGTTTGTTTTAGCAAACTGTGGCTTGTCGTGTGTAATGTGTATATTCTTAGGTGGAAAAAATGCTAGATTCTTTTTAATCCATTCACGCTTATGCGGTTCTGAATTTGGATCATTTGCTAACGGACTTGTACAAATGTTGTATTCGCCTTTGACTTCTTTAATTAATGACAGTAGTTTTTTTGCTTCTGGAAGTAATGGTAACTTTAACCAAAAGTCATCTGTTGCTCTAATTTTTGCAAGTGCAGGACCAGGGTCTTTAATATCACGGAAACTATCTACACCCATTAGTTTAGCCCAGTCACCAAAAAAGTCTGCAAGTACTCCGTCCATATCTATATATATTTCAGTAGAAGGATCTAGTTCTCCTAGTTCTTCTGTAAAGTTTTTAAGTTTAAAGTTTTCTACAATAAAAGATTTCATCATGTTGATGAAAACAGCTTCGTTAGCATGTATAGCAGCTTGTTGCTTTTTGCGCTTAGGATGACCTTTGCCGTGGATACCTTTCTTACGCCCGTCACCTTCAATCATTATTTCAGATATTTTCATATCGCTTTTTCGCCTGTCAACTTAGGTAATGAAAACCATAGTTTAAACCATTCAGGGGTGCCTGGTTTAATATCATGCTGTTTCATTAGCTCGCCTTTTTCATTTCCACTAATACTAATATTGCTGCCTTCCCAAGGAGTATATCCTTTGAATTCATTAATGCCGGCAAGTCTAACAATATCGTCTAGTTCAGTCATTACATTTTAACACAGTTGTCTACAGTCTTGCCACCTTTTTTCTTGGTGCCCATACGCTTGTAGCCTTTCCAGCATACTTTGCCGTCAACGCCTTTTTGTTTTTCTTCGTTAACAGTGCTGTATTGCTTTTGAATTGACTCTGGCATAGCAACAAATCTAGGCTTGTTACATTCTGAACACACTGATTCATTTGTGCCGTTTACTGCACTATACAGATCTTCTGCAAATTCGCCCACTTTGTCAACAGCATAATGTACGTCTAAACTGTTTGCTAGGTCTATTGCTTTAAACACTGCGTCTACTAGTTCTTTATCAGTTAAGTTAGCACTTTCTTTAACTGCTTCATTTGTTCTTTGTAGTGCTTTTGCAACACTAGGATGATCTGCAAGGCCGGGTGCAATTTTGTTAATCACTTCAACAGCACCTGAATAGTTACCTCCCTTGTATCTTGGGTTGTTTAGAACACCATATGCCATTTTAATTTGTTTATCTGTAAAGCCCATATTGTCTTTACCTTGCATATCTTCGTCAAACTCTCCATCTTCTCCATCTGGTTCATCGCTTGGTTTAGGATCTTTAACTTTAGATATGCTATCATCTTTTTGTGAATCAGCCCATGACATAAGTTTCATAATTTTTGCTTGAGGTAATTTTGTTCTCGACTCAAGCTCTTTAATATCTCTTGCTCCGCCTGGTGCGCCATAACGTGTTAGCTCGTCTCCAACTCTTGACAGTACATTTGATAATGCATCGTCTTTAGTTGTAATTGCTTTGTCCATAAGTATTCTACCAAGACGTGATAGCTTCGCTCCTTCTGGATGATCGTACGCATCTGTAAGTTTTGCCTTGTCTTTTTCTAATGCGTTTTTGCGTTTAATTAATTCTTTTCTAAGTTCTGGATCTTTTGAAGTTTCAGGATCTAACTGAATACCTTGTAAGACCTTTGCTTTAGCATCGTAATCATCTTTGTCTTTTGTAGGAGTGTACGATTCTTTTTTCATTGCGGCAAATCTATCTCTTTGTGCTTTTTTAGCGGCTTCATCTTCATCACGCATCCTTGCAACACCAGCATCTTTATCTGCTTGTGAACGTTTCATTTGCCCGGGTTTTTTATTTTGCTTACCGATACTCTTGCCACCATTATAAGCGCCAGCTGCTGCCGCTTGGTCTGATGCACTTGATCTAGCTTCATTTCTTATTTTATTATTCATTGTCTTCCCCTGTGTTTTCATCTTTAATACCTAGTCCTTTTCTTACTGCGCTATAAAGTTCGTCAGCAAATTCACCTGCACCAGTATGTTGTGCAAATTTATTTATATCACTATTAGCAGCATCAGCTCTTGCTAGTGTACCACTAATACCTTCTACACCTTCAGCACCATCTTCTCTTTGACCGCTGGATTTAAGATCGATTGTTTCAAAATTATAATACCCATGAGGGCCTTCTTTGCCGTTATAATCTTTAAGTAGTTTGCCCATAGCTTCAACTCTATCACTACCAGCAACAAATGTTACATGATTATAATTTTGGTCTTCTAACGATACTGCTACTTTAAGAATGGTATTAAGGTTTGTATCTTCAACTACGTTATCAGCATATGAAGGATGTATTTTACGAATAAAATTTACTTTAGTAGCATAGTCTAGGGGATCTTTTTTATTATTTTGGGTTTGACTAGTATAGATTTTATAATCGCCACCAACACTTTTTAAAGTGTCAAACACTTGTTTATGACCTAAGGTAGGTGGATTAAAACGTCCAAAGCAAAAAGACACATGCTTGTCTCCAGCAGCTTCAAATAGATCTCTAATTCTCATAATCACCATTCTCTATATGTTCGTCTTGTTCCTTAGCCATTGCTCTAGCAAGTGAAATAAGGTTTTCTCTAGTGAACTTTTCTTCAGGGTTTTGAATATCAAATTTATTGCAGTACATTTCTTTGCACTTTTCTAAAGGTCTAATATAAATTTTATATGCGTTTGGGTGACCTTTAAATTTTTGATGTTTCTTAATAGCAGGAAATAACACGTTGGTCATTGCTTCGTTGTCATTGTCAATAAAGACTCTTAAGTCGTCATGCCAATTAACTTCTTCACGTTCGTGTTCTGCTCTACCAATACTTGAGAATAGTTCGTTTAATAACATATTACCACTTCCTACATGACCAGTAACGTGCTTTAGTACGCGGTCCTGGATTATCACAGTTGTGTCTTGCTCTAAAGCTCTTGCGTCTTTTTGGATTATTCTTTTTAATGCTCATAGCTTTACCTTTAACACTACTTCCGCCGTGACCAAAGTTTACTTTTTTAACATTACCTGTTTTAGGATCTTTAACATAAACTTTAAACTTCTTAACATCACCTTGCATTGGCTTGCCAAGTTTAACTTTGCGTCCTTGATACTCTGCTTCGTCTATAATTTCATCTTCGTTGAACCACATCTCACCGTACGCTTCGTAGAATGCATCATCGTCATCATATGTTTCATCAATACTTGCACCGGCAAGTTCTTTAATTCTATCAAATTCTTGATTGGTATTTTCTCCCATGCTAAAATCTTTCATTAACATTTCAGCAAAACTTTCTACCCATGAATCATCATCTATTGCTTTTAGAAGTGTCTCAATTTTTTCATCAGGAGTATTTCCAGGGATATCTTGTACTGTCACTATCTCTGAGTCGTCATACTGTGATGGACTAGTAAACGCTCTAAGTGCTGTAAATTCATCTGCGAATAAAGAATCGTCATTAATTACTTCAATTAACTCTTTCAAAACAACTTCGTCATCATTTGAACCAATACTTTTTCTATGCAACTCTCTAAATTTATCTAATGCACCCTGTCCAGGTTTGTTTTTATCTTCAGTTGCTTTTACACTCACTGATTCATTACCGTCACTATTCATTACCTGATCAATTATTTTTGCGTTATCTTCAAGGTCATCATTGCCTGTAATTGCTTCAAGCTCATCTATACATGCTTTTGTGATTGGCATCTCATCAATAAATGACATCGGATCGTTTTCAAATTTATCTTCGCCATGTTTTTTTATCATTGCGTCAGCTTCATTAGTTTCAACAAAGTCTGTAGTGATGCCTGAGTTTAATGCCCACTGCAAATAGCCTTCTGGTAATGTGTCGCCATTGCCACCAATGTATGTGTCAAACGTAGCAATCCACGCACCAATTTTGTCTCTTATTTCAGATGACACTTCTGTTTCTTCAACAGCAAAAGTTTCTGTATCGATTACAGCACTTTCTAGTAGTTTAAGTTTGTTCAATAGATCCCGCATAGTATAATCCTTTAATAGAGTTATACTGTATTTAGCTGTTTAATGCAAACTTAATAGTTATAAAGAACTTGGATAATACGCCCGTCTTGTACATTATGTCCTACACGTAACCAGATAAATTTACCTGTAAAGGTCTGTGTACCAATGTAATCTGTTGAATCATTAGCAGAGTAGTATGCACTATCTCCACCCCATTCAATTACATCTACCCAGTCATTATCACCTGGATCTTCGGCTAATGTTCCCTGGATTTTAATAGTTCCAGTGAAGGCGTTCACTTGATAAGCTACAGTATGTACACCGTCGTTATTACGATGATACCCTGCGCCTTTTGATTTAGACCCGTACGTATACGCTGAGTCGGATACTACCGAATCAATTAGGCCTAATAATTGTCTACTCTCATTACTCATACTACTATTTACCTGTTTCTACATATTTACAAACTGTGCCTATATTGTCAGAACACCTTAATTTAAGTAACATTAATGTTTGTTCGTCTTGTACATAGATGTATCTTCGAGTCTGCATATAAGGGCGATTAACATAAAACCATTTTTTAATAGATTCTGTAAATGTAATACGTGGACGTTGTGCTTCAAAAAAATTGCATAATTTATCTATATCGTCCCATGCTAATTTAGTTGGCCACTTTAAATCAACTCGATAATTATATCGACCATACGGCAATTTATCTACAAATATCTCTCTTGTACTATTAAGTAGAATGTCTTCCATACCAGCAGCAGGTTGCGATCTTTGGAGTGTTATATCATTAAATTGCTGGCTTACTTCATTATATAAACTAACATCGTTTGTATATACGTCTACACTTTCACCTTCAACTCGAAACGAAAGATCTTTTTTTGGCACTCCAGAAAATAAAGATATAATTTTAGACCAAGTTTTGGCGTTGTTGTGTATTGTATTGCCTACTTTTACTCTCCAGTCCATATAGCCTCGATTAGGATCAGGTTGATAATGGCTATGTGGCGGTGGAACAGAAATAAAGTTAATAATTTGAGCGTATGAAAGCAGCCGAAGAGCGCGAGCTCCCGGCAACTTTAAACTAACTTTATATATAAACTTATTATAAAATTTCTTATTGGTTATCTTGGGTTTCTGTAACACTCTTAGTAGCCTCTTCAATTTTAGCTTTAGCTTCTAACTTTTTTGCTTTACGTTGATCTTTAGTTAAAGGCTTTGGCATTGGCGTTACTTTAAATTCAGGTGTATCATTTACAATGCTAACAGCAACCTTGCCACCCTCTGCTAAATCACCAAACAGCACTCTTCGACTTAGAGGCGTTTTAATATTAGTATCAATAACTCTTGCTAACGGTCTTGCACCCATCTTAGGATTGTAACCTTTCTTTGCTACCCAGTCAACAGCATCTTTATCTAATGTAATTAAAATGTTTTTCTCTTTGAGTTGAGTATTAAGTTCAGCAATAAATTTACCAACAATGCTCTTAACAACAGTTTTAGAAAGTTTAGCAAATTTAACAGTGCCATCAAGTCTATTTCTAAACTCTGGAGCAAAGAACTTTTTAACTGCTTTATCGTCTTCAGTATCTTTTTCATTGTCAGCAAAACCAATAAGTTTTGATTCGTTATCAGCAGCACCTAAGTTTGATGTCATAATAAGAATAGTATTACGTCCGTCTGCTTTCTTACCATTTGAGCCTGTAACAAATCCATTATCCATAAATTGTAACAAAATATTTGATACATCCTTATGTGCTTTTTCAATTTCGTCTAATAGTAATACTGCATTAGGAGTTTCTTGTAGTTTATTAATTAGCTGTCCAGCATCATCATCGTAACCTACGTACCCTGGAGGCGCACCAATTAATCTTGCAACACTATGCTTTTCTTGGTATTCACTCATATCAAATCTAATAAGTGTCATGCCCATTTTATCAGCAAGTGATTTTGCAGTTTCAGTTTTACCTGTGCCAGTTGGGCCTAAGAATAAAAAGCTACCAATAGGTTTATTAGGATCTTTCATTCCACTTTGTGCAACAAAGATTTTATCAAGAATAGATTCAACTGCGGTATCTTGTCCAAACACTGCTTTCTTCATAGCAACATCAAGTCCTGCAAGGTTACCACTTTCTTTTTGTGATACAGTTTCTAAAGGCATACTGATCATTTTAGAAAGTTCAAATGTAACTTGTTCAATATCAACTAACTGAACGATGCCTTCATTTTCTTTAGCATCATTAAGTTTGTACCTTGCAGATGCACAATCAATAATATCAATTGCTTTGTCTGGTAATTTCTTATCAGCCATATATTTAATTGAAAGATTTACTGCTTGTTGGATAGCATCATCAGTAATTTTAACATTATGATGTTGCTCATAGTACTTGCGTAGTCCTCTAATAATCTTTACAGTAAGTTCAGGTGTAGGTTCATCAACAGTTACACGTTGGAATCGACGCATTAATGCACGATCCTTTTCAAAGTACTTGCGATACTCTTCCCAAGTAGTTGAAGCAATAACTTTCATGTTGCCTTTAGTAAGTGCAGGCTTTAACATGTTAGCAAGATCGTTTGAACCTTGTGATGCTGATCCAGCTCCGCTCATCATATGTGCTTCGTCGATGAACAAAATAATATTACCTTTGCGTTCTAATGCTGTTAATACTGCTTTAATACGTTCTTCAAAGTCGCCTCTATATTTACTACCAGCAACTAATGCACTAATATCTAAACTAAACACAAGGTGGTCTTGAATAAACTTAGGAACTTTCTTTTCAAAAATCTTACGTGCAAGGCCTTCTGCAATAGCAGTTTTACCAACTCCTGGATCACCAACCATTAGTACATTTGCTTTATTACGTCTAGCTAGTACTAATTCAATTTTTTCAATTTCATCATCACGCCCGATAACAGGATCAATTACACGCTGTTTAGCTTTCATAGATAAGTTAGTACAGAATTGATTAATAATCCTGTCAAGCTGATCTGGACTCAAATTAACTTCTCCTTCGTCGCCTTCAAAAAATTCTTCGTTGTTTACGTGATGCTTTTGGAAATGCTGGACAAATTTTTCTTTATTAATTCCGCCTTTTGATAAGAAGTAAAATGCAAAAGAATTCTTTTCACTCATAACACTAATAATAACATCAGCTGTTTCAATTTGATTACGTCCACTGAATAACACTTGTGTAAAGCATCTATTTAAAACACGTTCGACTGATGCAGTTTTTTTAGGTACAATTTGTGGATCGTTAGATGTAATATCAGCTAAATTATTTTTTAGATAGTGCTCTAAGTTAGTTTTAATAAAATCAACATCGGCACCAAACTCTTGTAGTCCTGCTGCGGTTTCAGTATCACTAAAAATAGCACATACTAAGTGTTCAATAGTAATGTTGGTATGTGTATACTTTTGTGCAATACTAACTGATGAGTCAAAAATTGCTTGTAGTTGTTTACTAGGTTCAATCATTGTTTTTTTAATCTCTTTTTTAATTTCGTCATAGCTAATTGTAACTTCAATCGCCCCACTTTGTCAACGAAACAAATGCCATTTAGGTGATCTAATTCGTGTTGAAAGCATGTAGCAAGGTATCCTTCAATTTTTGCTTCTTTTGTTACGCCTTTAGAGTTTTGATATTGTGCTATAATTGACTTGGGTCTTTTTAAATGCAACCATAGTCCTGGAAAACTCAAACATCCTTCTTTCTGCAAAACTTTATCTTCGCTGGATTCTAAAATTACAGGATTAAAAACAGCAAATGGTTCAGGAAAGCCTGGAACATTTTGAGAGCCAATTGTAAATACTCTCTTTCTAATATTTAATTGATTAGCAGCAAGACCAATGCCGTTGTGATTTAACATAAAGTTACACATATCATGTTCGAGTTCTTCAGGATCTAACTCTTCTTTTTCAAAATCCCATATATCGCTTTGTTCTTTTAACGATTGATGCATACCTAACTTATAATCTAAATCTAATTTATAATCCATGTTTTACTTCCATAATCTTTTTTCGTTGTTCTGGTGTTAGGTTAGATGGAACAATTGCTTTAATTCTAACTAGTAAGTTGCCTTTCCTTCCTGTTTTTATGTTTGGTAGTCCTTCTCCGTTACAGCTTAATGTTGTATCAGGTTGTGAGCCAGCGGGTATATTAAGTCTTAACTGTCTGCCTGATAGTGTTGTAATGTCTACAGTTGATCCTAACATTAAATCCCACACAAGCATTTTTTTCTCACATAGTATATTATCACCGTGACGTTGATAGTCTCGGTGATTGCGAATGCGAATATGCACCATTAAGTCGCCTGGTGCAATGTTTGGAACAGAATTATCGCCCATTCCTGCATATCTGACAGTATGACCGTGATCGGCTCCTGCTGGAATATTAATATCGATTAATTTAGTTCTACCGGTTGGTAGTTGGATTTCCATTGCAATCTGTTTACCTTCAAACACTTCTTCTAGTGTTAGGTCAATTGCAATGTCAACTTGTCTATTTTGAGGACGTCTTTGTTGTTGTTGGAACCCTTGGCCGAACATACTACCAAATATATCGTTGAAGTTGCCATAGTTTTGCTCGAACCCCTGTGGCTGAGGACTGTCGTACTGCTGTCTTTTAACGGGATCTTTTAGAGTGCTGTATGCTTCGTTGATTTCTTTAAACTTAGATTCATCACCACCCCTGTCGGGGTGATGTTGCATACTTGATTTCTTATATGCTTTCTTAAGTTCTTCTTGTGAAGCATTTTTGCTAACGCCTAGTACAGTGTAATAATCCATACTAGTACTTATTTTTAAATGCTAACGGACTACTTCTTACTGGTTCCAGTGTATAAACCAAACCATGCTGCGCCAGCACCAACAACAATTGATACAAGCCCACTTTGTTCCATAGTAACTGCTGTGCCGATGCCCATATACCAAATTACTACTTTGTATAGTAGTACAATGTAAACAGTTAGGAATGCTCTTGGAAAAATTCTCCAAGCGTCTACTGCTTTAGCAAGATCGATTAAGCCTTGATATCTATTTTTAGAACTATCAACGATACTTGTATCAACTTCTAATTCAATATTTACTTTTTTAGTTTGTGATTCGTCACTCATTTCTTCGCTCCTTTAGATTCTAACTTATTGATTCGCTTTTCTAGTTCATCAATCTTCTTAGTTACATGCGGGTACTTTTTACGCCACGCATCATCTGGTTGTTGTAACCAAGTCCATCCCCAACGTGTAACTAAAAAGTCTACAGTTAAATCAAACTTAGCATAAAGCCAAAGCCCAATTCTTGTACCTTTAAAATACGTTGAGAAAGCAAGTCCAAAAAGAGATCCAACTAGTGCGGTATAAATCCAAAGGCGATCACTCACCATTCTTTCAATCATTTCCAACATAATGTTTTCGCTCCTTATACTGTATTTATCATTAACTACTTTTTAAGAGTGAATGATTCGCCACAGCCGCAAGTTGCGTCTTCCCAAGGATTTTTGAATTGAAACCCTTCGTTGAGTCCTTCTTTGACATAATCTAGATGAGTTCCGTCTATCATTACTAGTGACTTTTTATCAACAATAATCTTTATACCGTTGGAGTCAAACACAGTATCATCATCATTAAGTGTATCAACAAACTCTAAAACATATGCATATCCTGAGCAACCAGTAGTTTTTATCTTAACTCTAAGTCCTAGGCCTTTGCCACGAGTTTCTAAGAAGCCAGATACACGGGTTGCACCATCCTCAGTAATTGTTATCACTTAGATTTATAATCTGCAATAGCAGCTTTGATAGCATCTTCTGCTAGTACACTGCAATGTATCTTTACTGGAGGTAGAGCAAGTTCAGTTGCAAGGTCTGTGTTCTTTATCTCACTTGCGCCTTCTAATGTCATTCCTTTAACCCATTCAGTGAGTAAGCTACTACTTGCAATAGCACTACCACATCCATATGTTTTAAACTTAGCATCAGTGATTATGTTATCTTCTACTTTAATTTGCAGACGCATAACATCGCCACACGCAGGAGCTCCTACCATTCCAGTTCCAATGCTATCATCTATTTCCCACTTACCAACATTACGAGGGTTTTCGTAATGGTCCATCACTTTATCTGAATACGCCACGGCTGCGTCCTCTTAGTTAATGTATCTTTTATTGCTAGTTTATTACTAGCTACTAGTTTATTACTAGCTTAATTGGCCTCTACGAGTAAGTTCGTTACGTAGCTTTTGTTTAAATTTTGGAGTAGTATTGTGTGCTTCATATGCACTTGTTAACTCTGTTAACGGAGTAGATTGCATATAAAAGTTTTGAATAGATTTTTTTCCTGTAGATCGATCTACAGTGATTTGTGTTGGTTTAAATTTAATTGGCATTATTCAGGTCCTCTGTTGTGTTTGCGCTTTGCTTTCTTTTCGTCCCAATCTTGCAGGGCACGTTTAATTGAATCTTCAGCTAACACTGAACAATGTAATTTAATTGGAGGAAGTTCTAATGCAGCAGCAATATCTTTATCTTTGATCTCTAATGCTTGTGTCATTGTAAGACCAGTAAGCATTTCAACAAACATTGTTGAACTTGCTATTGCACTGCCACATCCATATGTTTTAAATTTTACATCTTCAATAACATCAGTGTCAGGATTAACTTTTAAATCAAGTTTCATAACATCACCACACGCCGGTGCTCCTGTCATTCCTGTTGCTACATTAGGATCGTTTGGATCAAAGCGGCCCACGCCATGCTTTGCCGGATTGTTTAGAACGTCTTCAAAACGATCTACTACTTTTTGTGAATATGCCATAAATTTTTAGTTATTATTTTAATAGTATAACAAAACTATTCTTATTTGTCAACCAATTTATTAAATGTCACAACTAAATGTTGCACGAGGTGTGACTTTATCTATGTCGATCTTTTGTGCGTCTTCGACACTTACGCTTGATGAAATTTTACAGTTCTTTGCAGAGCAACTAGATATCATCGTAGATAGAAAAACTACTAATATTAGTTTTAACATTACTCTACGCTATCAGGTTTTCCTGATTCGTAGTACTCTTTGTATTCGTTTATAATGGCGTCTTGTTTAAGCATATACGCCCGTATATGCGCAAAGTTCTTAGCAAGGGACTCATACCCTTCATCTGTTAAACCGAACAACACAGCGTCTGTATTTTTCTTTTTAAGTTTAGCAAATACTTCTTCTGCGTTTTCGCTAGTAATAATAATAAATTTAAGTTGCTCTAACTCAGCAACTTCAGGCTTAGAAAGATTTAATGGTGTTCTTTCAATAGGTTTACTAAACACGTCTAACTGAGATACAGTTGAACAACCAGTAAGTGCTACTCCTAGTAGCACAACTAAAAATATATTTTTAATATGGTACATAGTTTGGGTTCGCTATACTTGGGCATTCAGGATTAATCTTAGATTTCTTAGTTGCCGTTTCTTCTTTTTCGGTTAATGGAGAGCCCATCGCTATTTCTACACAGCGCATGGCGTTCTTTGTTCCGGTGTTAATTGCACGTTCGATTAGTCTAGGCTTTTGTTGAGCCAAGTTACCAATGTCACGTTTCTCACCACTTGCATTTATTTTGTTAAACTTATCGTTAAGATTATTAAGTTCAGCGTTTAACACTCTAGTTTGATCTTCAAGATTGTTTTTAGCAACATTAATTGCTGTAAAATCTTTTTGCATTTGTTCTAGTGCTGCTTTTTGTTCACCTACTGCTGTTGTTAGCTTTACGTTGTTAGCTTCACTAACAGCAAGATCTGACTTTAAAGTTTTAACGTACACTACGCCACCACCTGCACCAGCTAACATTATTAATACTATTGCAATCTTGATTGAACTAAACATACGTTTATCCTAGTAATTTCTCAAGTGTTTTTGGACCAGCAATACCATCAGCAGTTAAGCCGTTAGTAGTTTGCCATTCTTTTAATGCACGTTCTGTACCAGGACCAAATGCTCCGTCTGCGCCAACGCCTAATGCTTCTTGCATCATTTTAACGCCTTCGCCACGTGAACCTTTACGTAGTACACCAATGTCATCAATTTCAAAATCGTCATCACCTGCATCATCTGTAAGTGTTACAGGGTTACCAAATACTTCCATTGCTTTCTTATAACGTGTCTGACGCGACTCAAGTCCAATGTTACCACCGTTAATAATTTTAGTCATCTTTGTAACATCATCTGTGTCTGCAATGTTATTTAGGTTCTTTGCATTCCAAAACCAACATGCTGACTCTACTGCACCAGCTGGAGTTGCAACATATTCTGCTGCTTCTTCTGCTGTCATATTTACACTAGCACCAAACTTGGTGTAGTTCTCACGACCAGTAAGTTGTTTTAGTCCACGTCCGCGGAACAACCAACCGTCACCTTCGTTTGTATTGCCCATCTTGTACTTACGATACTTGTCGAAGTAAACACGGTTTGCAATCTTTTCTGGGTTACGTGCATATTCTGCTGCACTAGCTTTTGGTGCATCACCAAAGTAACGTCCAAATACAGCAAGTAGTGATTTTTCACTGTAGTTTAAGTTTTCTTCTAAACTACGGAAGTTATTTGATTCATGAGCACATTGGCTAATAAAGTGCGCCATGCGTCTTTCTGTGTCAATACCGTATTTAGGTAGCACATCTACAAGTGCCGCATGCCATCCGTCTACATTTTTATTACCTGGAATAAGTTTTTCCAGATGCCCTTTTTCTAATTTAAACATTAATCTGCCCTTTGTAATAACATGGCTTTGTCGCCATTTGTGAACAAGAAGTTATCGCCCATTTTGCTAATATTGTAGTCGCCTAACACTTTGCTTAACCAAAATGTTTCTGAACTGGCGCCTACATCAATTTGCGTTGGTGCATCGATCCCTTCGATTATATCTTTCGTTCTTCCTTCTTTAATCCATCTTAACTTAACAGTTTTATTAAATGGTTTATAGATAGTAATTAAGTCGTCTTGTAATTCTAAGTTATCCATTAAGGTTTTACTAAAGAAAGATTTAACTTCGTTGACTCTAAACTTTGCCATCTTTGCTTCGTACATTTGCCCATCAGCTGGAATTACTTCTTTTAAATTTTCAGTAGTTACATCTCTAGTAGTATCGTCTTTGTAGTACTGAAACTTCCACTCGTTAATATTAGTTAGTTTTGAAATACCGTAAATTAATTCTTTAACTTGCTCTGCTATTTGTTTACTTCTTTCAATCTCAACAAATACTGAATATTCGCCTTCTTCGTTTTCACCTGAACTAACATCTGCGTCCAGAACAAAAGAAAATCCTTTTTCAATAAACTCCATTAAATCTTTTGCAGGATATCTATCTTTAGCTTGAAACGTAACAACACATACGTCTCGGTCTTCACCCATTTTAGATCTAAACTTATCTACTTCAAAAATTGGATAGATTAGATCTTCTAAATCACCTTTGCGTAATCCTTCTTCTAATACTTTATACATCTGCTGGGACCTCTGATGTTTCTGCTGCTTGAGCTTGAGCTTGTTCGTCTGCAGGTTCAAGGTTCATGTTAACAGCATTATTAGACAATATGTCTTGTACTTTGTTCTTGTCAAGGTTTTTATATCCACGGTCGATATTTTTCATTAAACGTTTTGGCATAGTAATCTTTACCATCCAAATGTCTTCGTAGTCGATCTTACCTTTTCTAGTTCCAGGACGGATATCATTTACATCTTTAATTTTTCTAACTTTAGCAACTGCTGATTCTGCAAACTGTACCTTACACCCGTACTCTAAAAGTCTCTTTCCACCCTCAGGTTCAGGCATTTCTTTGTGAGGCCACATAAATGTACACTCAACAAAGTATCTACTTTCTTTTGGACCGGCTACTAATTCACCGTCAAGCCATCCGTCAAACACATATACATCTAATTCGTCGAATACACGCTCAAAGTCTTTGAGTAGGTTTAAACTGTTGTTAGACCCGTAAATTTGTTCAATGTTTGCAATGATATCTTTAGTACTTGCCATGTTAGTCTTGTCCCTATTTGTATATATGTATTTATGCTCAAAATTAAACTAAGAGCTTTATAAATGGACAGAACGAGTAAATACTTATATGTTCGAACACGGACCTATGTCATCAATACTGTTGTTACGTCCTTGCTCGAATACCCACAAAGCACGGAGGATATGCTTAATATGAAGTCAAAAAGAAAACAACAATCTCATCAACAAACTTCCCACTCCACATATAATAATGTAATCAACATTAATCAAAAGAAAAAACGTGTAGTAATTACACCTAAAAACAAATCTCAAGAAACATATTTAGAAATGTTAAATGACAATCGCACACACATTGTGTTTGCAATTGGACCAGCAGGCACAGGTAAAACTATGCTGGGTGTACAATGGGCTATTGATCAATGGAAAGATACGAATTTTGAAAAAATTGTTATTACGAGACCGGCAGTTAGTGTTGACGAGCAGCATGGGTTTTTACCAGGAACGCTAGAAGAAAAGATGGCACCATGGACGAGACCTATATTTGATGTGTTCGGAGACAATTTTAATCAGGCTGAAGTTGAAAGACAGATGCGTGAAAAGGTACTTGAAATTAGTCCTTTAGCATACATGCGTGGCAGAACATTTAAAAACTCTGTGATTATAGCAGATGAAATGCAAAATGCAACGCCTAATCAGATGAAAATGCTTCTCACTAGGTTAGGTGAAGGAAGCAAGATGGTGGTAACCGGTGACTTAGGACAGGCTGATAGGCCTTCAAGTAACGGGTTATTAGAGTTCCTTGGGTTGTATAACAACTTCCAGAACCATCAATATGTTGATATCTGTCAGTTTGATCACAGTGATATCGAAAGACATGAAGCTGTAAGAGAAATTTTACAAATGTACGGCGACGAGTAATTAGATAAGGGGGGTTAAACTCCCCCTTATTCTTCTTGGAATCTATCGCGGAGCGAGTCTAAAAGCTCAATGAGTTCGTCTATAAGATTTTGATCTTGTTGTTGAGATGTGTCTACTTCTACTTCTATTTTAATTTTCATTAGTCTATTTGTATTGCGGGTATAGCCTTAAACAGGTGCGTCTTATCTTCTGCACTCTGAGTATACTTTTCGTATTCATCCATAGGCGGCTTTTGATCTACAATGTTAGGCCAGTTAGCTGTTTCGGAAAAATACTGATTATGCTTATACCATTTGTTTTCTGTATCATCTGTTTGAAAGATTGCATCTTCGGGGCATTCAGGAATACACACGCCGCAATCAATACATTCATCTGGGTTAATTACTAACATGTTTTCACCTTCGTAAAAACAGTCTACTGGGCATACGCTAACACACGTTGTGTGTTTGCACATTATACATTTGTCATCTACTAAATGAGCCACTATAGCCTCGCCAGTTTAATAAGTGTTGCAGCCAAGTTAATTTCTGGATCAGCAACTAATGCGTGATCAACAAGACCTTGTTTAATAATAATAACTGCTGTATCTTGTTTTTCTTCTTCACCAAATATTTCTAAGTTATCATATAACCAACGATAAATCTCTTCCATTTCTTCAGCACGTACTTTACCACACAGTAGTTTTCTAGCTTGAGTAATCTTACCTGCTTTAAATAACTCAACCATTTCAAACTTCCAGTCAGCTTCGCCCTCGTCACCTTTGCTTGGCGCACTAAGTTTAGTTCCGCTTACGTTTTGCTGTACCATGTTAATACACTTACGTAAGTCTGGATACGCTACTTTTACATAACTGTCAAGAGTGTCAAGATCAAAGTCAATATTTTCAGTTACAAGAATAGTTGCTACACGAGCAGTAAACTCTGTTTGGTCAATCTTTTCAATATGAAAGCCTTGACAACGACTATGGATAGCAGGAATAATTCTATTAGGATAGTTACACGTTAAAATAAATCTCGATGTACTGTGATACTCTTCCATTACACCACGCAATGCTGCTTGTGCGTTAGGACTCAAGTAATCAGCCTCATCAAGCAATACAACTTTGAACGGACCAAAAGGAATCATTTGTACAAAGTTTGTAATCTTATCTCGAATGTCATCAACTGAATTGTTTCTTGATGCGTTAATTTGTAATACGTCAAACTCTTCAATGCCTAGTTCATTAACTAGTAACTTAGCCATTGTTGTTTTACCAATGCCTGCACTACCGCTAAACAACAAGTGCGGAATACTTACATCGCTAACCCATGCTTGTACTTGTGCTTTCTGATGATTGTCCTTAAACACATAATCATCTATTGTATTAGGACGATACTTTTCTACCCAAAGTTCTTTCATTTGTTTGCCTCGCTTATTCGTTTTCTCAAATTAGATGTGCTAAATGAGTGTTGTCTTTTATTATAATATATTTCTATGCCTTTGTCAACACAAATCTGTTTACCAGAGAAATCTTTTTTCTTATATTCTTCACCAATAAATCTACGATCAATAGTATAAGTTAGCAGTATATCTAGTAAATCTTGCTCGGTTTCGTAAGGGATAATTTCATCAATATACGAACAACCTTTTAGTTGTACATATCTTTCAAACACACTTTGGATAGGTTTGTTCTTTTCAGGACGGTCGATAGTAGGATCCGTTTGTAGTCCTACAATTAAGTAGTTACAATGCTCACTTGCTTCTTTAAGCATAGCAACATGTCCACTATGAAATAAATCAAAACTACTAAACGTAATTCCTACTGTCATATCGTTGTCCTTTTTAGAGATCGCCATCTTTTCTGTTTTCGCTATAATGTACATCAAACTCTCCGCCCGGATAACGAGCTTTTAGTTTGTTTACATTTTCAGCAATTACTTCGTTAGGGTCAATACTAAGAGCCCTGCAGCTATTAATCCAATACCAAATAATATCGCCAAGTTCTCGTTTAGCATGAAATATAGTTTCATCGTCAAGTGGTTTACCTTGGAAGATACATTTTTTAACAATTTCTGCAAATTCGCCTCCTTCACTCGCCATTCCAATCGAGCCTGTTAGTAGTAGTGCCATGTTAACACCACTTTGGGTTTCTAGGCTATCTAGTGTTTTTGATAGTTCAGCAGTATTATTACTTGCTGTACTAGTTACTTCTTTTACAAATTCTTGATAGCGATTTAAGTCTACGTTGTTCAACAGTCTTTCTCCTTATGTTACTCTTTATTATATAGTAGTGTTTAATAGTTGTCAACCCCTAAGCTAAATATTTTTAACAGCAATCGCTGGTTAACAGGAGAACAACCCATGATTAAGAATCTTTCACTAAACTTAGAAGTAGGTCAAGAAATCCTTGTTGGTAAAAACAACAAGCGAGCAATTATTACTAAGATTGAGTTTCACGAGAAGTCAGGGGAGGTCACAATAAACACGACCCAAGGTCCGCGAAAAGCATTAACCTTTAGATTAATGCCTGAAATCGCTTACGCTTATTAATTTGCGCCGAACATGCCCGGATCGAAATTAGCAGTAGATCCGTGGCTATATTCTTCGCCGTAATATGATAGGCTAGGTTCGTAATCTTTGTCGGCTGCGACAAGGATCGATTCTACCTCGACTTTCTGAATTTCAACTTCACCAAGTTCGGGGCAGTCTACTTTCATCTTTCTTGACCAACGACCGTGTGCAATTAAAATCCAATCACCTGGTTCGTATTCGTCTTTGTTCGCAGGACCTTTAGCATAAACTCTTGCCCAACGAGCCTTAACACCATGTGCTTTACCATCATCATTTCCAATGATAATTCCACCTGATGTGGTTGTTTCCCCGAAGTGCATATCGTATACTAATACATTATCGTGGATTGGTTTAACTTTACCTTTAATCATTTCTTATCCTAACTAATTATTTTTTGCGACTAACAATTTCTTCTTTAATAGCCCTTGGATTTTGTTTGTAGTAGTCTGCTAATACTTCTTCTCTTGTACGAACAATTGCACCACCAGCGCCTAATTCGTCACCGCGAGCATTTACTTTTGCATTTCCTACAGCAGGAGTTTCTTCATTTCTAAGATTTAACTTTTCCATGTCAACTTCCTTGCCTCTCATACTTTTTACTAGTGCCATAACTTATTCTCCTATGTTTTGGGTTCTTCTTTAAAAAACTCATTTAATGGTATATTGTATTTAATACTATCTATCTTATGGACCCCTAGTAAGTGGAGTACATAACTAGCTACGCTACTACCTCTACCAACACCCCAAACAATATTGTGTTGTCTTAGTGTGTCTATTATATATACCATTTGTTTAAGTAGTGGAAATAAATTTCTGTTTTCAAATTCTGTTAATTCAATTACTGCTCTTTGATATTGTTCTTCGTTCTGTGTCTTTGATAGTACAAAGTCAATGATATTCATGTCTCTATATTTTTGAGGCACGAACCAATTAGAATGATCGATATCAGTCTTAGGTAATGGGTAATCTAAGAATTCTTGAGAGATTCTGTTCTTGTAAACTGTAAGGTCATCGTTACATATACAGTTTTCTAAGATGTTAGGACCATATTTTACTATGCCCTTAATTAGTTGTTCAGTAGTATTTGTTTTAGTCCACATTAATCAATTGATCCAAATCCTGGTCTTGTTCTTCAAATTTCATATTAATGGCTCTTTGTGAAAGCTCATTTCTATATATTATAACAAATGTTTGGAGTTGTGTCAATAGGTCTTGATTGCCAAAACGTGCGGCTAGGTAATATTTTTTGTTCAATTCAGACAGCTTTTGTTCAACATCAACTGTCTTCATCTCACTAAGATCTTTCTCTAATGGATGGAACATTAGCTATAGATGCCCAAGTATTTCATAAAGATTGTTGTTTGGTCATGTCTCCAAACTTCAATAAACGTAGGATTAGTTGTTGATGATATTACAAGGCTTGCAGGAAAGTTAGCATCTTTCTTAATAACAGTACCACCAGTTGTTGTAAATGTAACAGCTCTATCACCTGCACCTGATGTGCGAAGTTCTAAAGTTATTTTACTTACGCCACCTTGGGTAGCAGTTTCTTCACCGTTTGCAGGATCACCTGCAAGATTAGTAAAGTTTAAGTTTAACGCTGAAGATGCTGCAAGTATAAAGTAAGAACCAGTTTGAAAATCAATTTCAGTAACTGTGCCACCGACTAACGGAACAGTACCAAGATTATTAGTTTTTTCTCTATTGTTTAAAAATACAGATCTAGTAATTTGGTTTAACTGAAAGTCGTTAACATACGCACCACCACCTGGATTTGTTAATCTAGCAGTAGTATCTTCAAGTGCTTGTACTTCTGTTTTAGTAGTTTGCAAACTTGTTTTAATTGTATCAAAATTATCTCTAAATGTCTGAGTGTCGTTATCGGCACCAGCCACTGGAAAATTTTCATTAATGCTTAAATAATTTATATTACTCACGGTCTTTTCTCTCCACGTTGCGGGAATACAATGTATTTATCCTCAATTTGCCCATCAATTATATCTACGATATAACGATCTGCTTCAAAGTTAATAGTCTTAAAATCAAAGCCATTTGCTTTAATTCTTGCTACTACTTTTTGAGACTTCCCTGGTTTAGTATAACATAACACTAGTGCTTTAGTAAACCCAAGTTCATATGTTGCGGTATTTTGGATACTTCTCATCCAAAGCGGTAAAAATCCTCGATCTCTGTCTCCTAATGTACGTATTCTCTTACGCATGTTATTTACTGAATTAGGAAAAATTCTTTGATGATCTGAGTCGCTAACTAGCGGAACATCACTATCAATAGTAATTGCGTCATAACTTACAATTATTTTACTATTAATGTTATCTTTTAGTTCTACTACCTGCGATATACTTTTACCATTTTTTTCTAAATCATCAACAAGATCCACATATACTACTTCATATAATGTGTTATTAGTCAATGGGTCTTTTGCTACTGCTTGTTTAATATTACCAAACGTAAAACGTTTGTTGTAGTGATTCTGCCCCATAGCAGATACAAACATTTGTGCTGTTTTACTTTCAATCCCAGCAAACAGTAGTGCTTTTAGTTCACTTTGGATACCGTAATTTTGGTCTCCATATCGATATATTTCTTCTGCTTTAAATATTGTAGAATCTGTAATAAAATTAAACCAATTTAATCTTTTCTGCTTAGACTGTAATGCTTTAACATATATGTTTGAAAATACTTTTTGATTGTCAGCAACTACTTTAAGTTTAAATGTTCTTAAACTTTCAGCAAAATTTGCACCGTCTTGTGCTTTAATAGTGAATCTAAATTCTTTGTCAAAACTTGTAGTTGTTTGATCAAATGTTAAACTGAAATCTCTTGACAATGTTGATGAATCTTCGCCTGCACTATCTCGATCAAAGAATCTAGTTAAACCTAAGCCTTTATTATCCTGAAATTGTTTTACTTTTCCTTGAACTAACCCTGTAGGTAGAAATTCTAAGCCAGGTGGAAGTGATCCACTCTCTAGTGTGTAAAGTAATCTTCCACCGTATAACAAACTTTTTGCTTCAACGTATATGTTGCTAGGATCATTAGGTTTAATAGTACCTCTATCACTAGGGGTAATCCATGAAATTGAACTTTCAATTTCACCAATGATGTCTACATTAAATGTTCTTTCAGCTGATGAAACTCCTAGTATCCAATAATTAGTGTCAGTTGGTAATTTATTAAGGTGTGCTTCAATACAAATATAAATTAGTCCATCAACTACAACAGCATCGTTAACGTTATAAGTACGCAAACTGCTCCAGTCGCCAGTGAGCACATAGTTAATTTTTGCAAGACTTACTGGAAAGTTTACAGCTCTCATTGTAAACTTATAATTTTCAGTAACAGCAGCTTGATAAGGAACAACGCCTGATAAGTCACCTGTTACTGTATCTAATGTTAGCCCCGGCGGCAATGTACTTGGAGTACCATCTGGATTATTAGCAACTAAAAAATATGTAATAGTTCCTGACAGGGTTGGCGGATCGTATACATCTAATGGTAAAGTTAAAAAGTTGTTAGCTCTATACTTGCCTAAGTATGATGGAGTGATCCATAGTGGTTGTCTATCTCTACTAGAGTCTGCTTGAAACAAGTTTGTGTCAACTTGCATCAATGTGTTATCTGCTTGTAAAAATTCTTCAGTTACAACATATATTTTAAATGTTCTATGTACAGCATTTATACCGTCTGTAATTGCAACACTAAATGTATAACTTCTACTTAACTTATCAGGTATTCTACTACCTTCTGAAAAGTCATACCTTGTATTATCATAAAAGTATGTGTCAAATCCTGTTGAAGTATTTTTTGCAATGTCAAGCGGAACAGTATCAAACGAGTGTGTGTCGTATGCTCCTGATTCATTTGAGTTATATGCTACTGCTTGAACTGGCTGTGTAAACCCAGAAATGTTACCGGTTTCGGACAGTAATAATCCAGGAGGTAATAATCCACTATTAGGAACAATATAGTATTTTAAAGTTTCCCCTGCAATTAAATCTTTATCAGTTGCTTCGAGTTGAAAGTTAACTTCTGAATCATCTAGTACAAAGTATGCATCGCCGTTACCAACATTTAAATATCCAGCAGTTGTAATCCATTCTGGAAAGTCAGCACCATCAATAGACATACTAAATGTTCTATCCATACAGCCGTCTGTACCATCATTAGCTCTGATAACAAACTTTGATTGTGTAACTTTTGTAACTTCGCCAGGTGCTCCTTTGATAACACCATCACGTAATATACAACCTATAGGAAGTTTACCTGCAATAATAGTGTATGAAATTGGTTGACCAGAGTCAGTAGACGCTTGAATAGGAATATTTACAGTAACTCTTTCTTCAAAAGTTCCTAAATCTCCTGCAGGCGTAATCCAAGTAATTGCCATTTAGTTGTAACTCCCTATGACAATCCGCCGACATCTAAATTGATTCCCGAAGCGTATGTGAGTGTACCAAAATCAATATTAGAACCTTGTAGCGCCAATTGTATTGCGTTTTCAAAAAGACCTGACCCAACAGGCCCAAAGTCGTATGTTGTTAAGTACTCTGTAACAGGTATAATAGTTTTAAATTTTATAGTACTACCTACAGAAGTAACTTCAATGTCTTTAACACCGTTTTCTGATAGCGGAGCACTTGTGCCTTCAAAAGTTATTTGTTGATGCACATTAGCATACATGCTACCTGCATCAGTATCAATTCTAGTAAATGCATCTGGTGCTGTGCTTGAAACAACAATTGCTTCTTCACCTTGGTCTAGTTGCATTTTAGTTCCAGCCACTAATTTTCTAAATTCTAAATTAGCCCCAGTTTTTTGTCTAAAAACATTAACACCGTTTGCACCTTGGTTAGTTGCAGTAATTGTTAATTCTGTTTCTAGTGTTGAAAAGTTTGTGTTTACTTTTTGGAACGCAGTGCGTAAATCGTCACCAAGTCCGTCGTTTACAATGTTACCAATGTTAATTAAACTGATTGTCATCTATACGCTCCTATAATCCTGCTATTCTTGATTTAAATGCTGCAAAGTCAGCACTTGCTGCTACTTCAGTTTTTAATGTTGCTAAACTTATGTAGCCTGTAATATCGCCAGTAACAGTTAAGTTACCGTCTACAGTAGTGTTTTGCGCAACTGTAATAGCACTTGAATCTGTTGTAGTCATTACACTACCTGCAAACTCGAACGCACCTAAATTAAGTCCACCGCTATCTAATCCTAGCTCAGTATATAATTCTGTAAAGTTAGTATTAATCTTTTCAAACGCTGAGCGTATTGAGTCACCTGTTCTATCGTTTGCGGATGTTCCAATGTTTACTGTTAGTTTACTCATCTATCTATCCACCCTATACCAAGTTAACCCAAGCACTATCTTCATAGCCTTGAAATTTATTATCAGTGGAATTGTAAATAACCATTCCATTCACCGCAGCTAGTGCATTACGCTGTGTGGTAGTTAAACTGCTAAACTGTACAAAGCCTGTGCTAACTATGTTTCCTGCGTTAATTACTGGAGCAGTTAATTCGTTTTGTACACTAACATCACTGCTAAACACTGTCATCGGTGTAACAGTAATTGCACTACTATCTGCACTGTCAATTAAGTTTGTAAATATGTTTCCAGTGTGTGTTCCAATAACATCGCCGTATATTTTATTTTCGACCGAGTCAATAATCTTAGTAGAGTCATCACCAAATACACTACCTTTTATATCGCCTGTATGATAACCTGTTGAGTTACCTGTTAAGTTACCTACAACATTACCTGTCACATCACCTGTTAATGAAGCAATCACTTTGTTATCAACTGCATCAATCATGAGCGTTGAATCGTCTGCAAATAAACTTCCTGTTACATCGCCTGTAATGCTACCAACAAATTGATTTGAATATACAGTATTAAATGGACTTGAAACTGATCCAATTGTAGTACTAAGCCCTGATGGTAATATTGATGTAAGAACTATATCATTTCCAGAAGTTGCAATAGGAACACTATCAATGTATAACGGTCCTTGCGTATCTACTGGACCAACAATTTTCGACAACACCCCATCAACAAGTAATGCACTGTCATCGCCAAATACACTACCGCTAATATCAATTTCTTTGTTAACAGTAAATATTAACTTGTCATTGATAGTATCAGTAGTAATAGTAATTCCGTATCCATTTTCAAACGTTAAAATATCAGCAGTATTATCTGCTGCAATGTTTGTTTGACCATCGACTGCAATTTGTTGGAATGTTGGTACAGCTGGCGCCGAGTTTGAAACAGTTGCAACACCTGTTGCACCATCTGTTGAAACTGTAATACCAAAACCTTGTTGTACTTCTAGCACACCTGTGTTAGTAAACTGTACTGCGCCAGTTGTTGTACTAACTGTAACACCTTCTCCCGGTGTACGTCCTGTTGCTCTAGATGGAATGTTAGTTGTATTTTGTGCAGATGTAACACCTGTGTTAGTAATAGTTACATTGCCTGTTGCAGAACTAACTGAAATACCTGTACTAGCAATAGATTGTGTTACACCAGCATTGATAAATGTAATGCTGTCTGCATCACTACCTGCAACTAGTTGAACTCCTGTTCCACCGTAAAACGATAGTGTATCGTTAGTGTGATCAGCTTCAACAATGTCACCATCGTCTAAGTTAATGTATCTAAAATATCTTTTTTCAGGATCAATAATTAAATCGCCTGCAATTGTTGAACCAAAAGGTAAATCAACTTTTCCTGATTCTCCTTTAATACGAGCTGTTCCTAAATATAATCCGTTATCTTCTTGTCCAGCTACTTGTAATGTTTCAGCAATGTGTGCTTGTTTCCATTTGTGTGTAGCATCGCCAAATACATAAGTTGCATCAGTTCCTGGCTTAATTGAAGTTGTTAATGCTTCAAGGTTAAGAGTACTAAACTCTAACAACGGTTGCGCTAATCCACTACCGGTATATGCGCCAAATCCTGTGCCGTCGGTTGGAGTAGATATTCCTGCATTGCTAAACAATCCAAACGCTATATTTGAAGCA